CCACACCTTGAGCGTGTACTGGACATAAAGATTACTGCTAAGATTGTAGATACACTGGCGCTATCTTGGTATCTCTACCCAAACAGAGTACTTCACGGACTAGAATATTGGGGTGAAGAGTTTGGTGTACCTAAACCTAAGATAGATAATTGGGAAGACTTAACAACGGAGGAATATGTAAACAGGTGTAACGAAGACGTAAAAATCAACACAAAATTGTGGAATAAAATTTGGAAACACTTACTTGCTTTGTACAAAAGTGAGGAAGAAGCTTGGAAACTTATAGACTACCTATCGTTTAAACTTGATTGTGCTAGGGAACAGGAAGAAGTCAAATGGAAGTTAGACACAGACAAGTGCGAGAGCCTACGTGAGAGCTTCTCTAAGGAGATTACAGAGAAGGTTGAGGGGTTAGCTAGGGTAATGCCTAAAGTCCCTGAGAAAGCTTCTAAGAGCTTCCCTAAAAAGTTCTACAAGAAGAATGGTGATGTGTCTGCCGAAGGTCAGAAATGGTTAGACTTGTGTAAGCAAGAAGGTTTACCTGATACTCACAAGAAAGACATAGAGTATGTTAAGTCTTACAAGGAACCTAATCCCGGCTCACACGTACAAATGAAAGACTGGCTATACAATTTAGGTTGGAAGCCACAGACTTTTGAATATAAACGAGACAAGGAGACAGGTGATGTTAGAAAAATTCCTCAGATCAATCTCAAACATGGTCAAGGGGTTTGCCCTAGTATTAAATTACTGTTTGCTAAGGAACCTGAATTACAGTTGCTTGACGGACTTAGTATACTTACCCACAGGCTCAGTATTGTTAAGGGCTTTCTATCAAATGTAGATGATGAAGGCTACATTAAGGCTGAGATACAAGGCTTTACTAACACTCTAAGGTTTAAGCACAAGGTTTGTGTAAACCTACCAGCAATTGACAAGCCCTATGGTAAAGAGATTAGGGGCTGTCTTACTGTTGAAGATGGAGAGGTTTTGTGTGGCGCTGATAAGAGCAGCTTAGAAGATCGTACTAAGCAGCATTACATGTGGGATTTTGACCCTGACTACGTAAAGGAAATGATGACAGATGACTTTGACCCTCACCTTGATATTTGTGTGGCTGGTGGCCTTCTTACTGCTGCTCAGTGCGAGGCACACAAGAGTAAATTGGAGGACTTCTCTAAGCAAAGAAAGTTGGGCAAAGCAGCGAATTACTCATGCGTCTATGGTGCTGGCGGAGCTACTGTTGCTCGTGCTGCTGGTATTACAGAGCGTGAAGGTACTAAGCTAGTGGAAGCATATTGGAAACGTAACTGGTCAGTAGAAGCTATTGCTGCTGCCCAAGAGGTAAAGACTTGTCGAGGTCAGAAGTGGCTATACAATCCTGTTAGTGGGTTTTGGTACAGCTTACGGCACGAGAAGGATAGGTTCTCAACATTGAATCAAGGTACTGGCGTATTTTGTTTTGATACTTGGGTTAAACATATAAGAGCTACAGGAACTAAGGTGCTTGCACAGTTCCATGACGAGGTAGTATCTAAACTTAACGAAGGAGAAGAGCAGCACATAACTAACGTATATAGAAATGCAATAGATAAAACTAACGAAGAGCTTCAACTTAACAGGGAGCTTGATATAGATATTCAATTTGGTAAGACATATAGTGATATTCACTAATGGTAATTATGTTTAATTATCAGTATATATAACTACCCCTTCAAACAAAGGAAACAAAAATGGCTTTAAACGCACGCAAAATTGCAAACTCTGGTAAGTCTAGTGGCCCTAAGCAAGAGGCAATTGCTGTTGGTTCACATGATGTACGTATTGCACAAATCATTGACCTTGGATTGCAAGCACAACGACCTTATAAGGGAGAAGAGAAACCACCAGCACATGAGATTATGATTACTTATGAGTTTTTAGACGAGTTTTGTGTAGACGAGAACGGTGAAGAAGATGAAGACAAGCCACGGTGGTTGTCAGAGACATTACCTTTACGCAGCCTACAAGCTGAAAAAGCTAAGTCTACTCAACGATACTACGCACTTGACCCTAACGAAGACTTTGAAGGTGACTTCACTCAGTTAGTTGGTGTCCCTGCTGTAGCATCTATCGTACAAAATGCAGGTAAGGGTACTCATGCAGGTAAGGTGTTCAACAATGTAGCGTCACTGTCTGCTATGTTGCCTAAGAAAGCTGCTAAGGCTGCTGACTTAAAGAACCCTTCTAAAGTGTTTGACTTAGACGAACCTGACTTAGAAATCTTTGGTAGCTTACCTGATTGGCTACAAGACAAGATCAAAGGCAACCTTGAGTACAAGGGCTCTACCCTTGAGGCAGCATTGAGTGGCAATGAATCAACAGAGGAATCAGATGATGACGAAGAATGGGAAGATTAAGGTAGGCGATCCAGTAGTATTGCTGGATGCAGGAGGACTTGGGGTTGAATCCCTCAAGTCTGGCGATAAAGGTTGGGCTAACTCTATAACAGCAGTACCCGGTGACAAGACTTACGTGTTCTATATGCCAGAAGACTCTAAGACAACCTATGTACTAGACATAGGCAGGCTTAAGTTTGATGAAGATAGAGCACAACTAGAGTTAGACAAAGACACTATACACAAGGGCTAAGCCATGAAGTGTGGTATTGACGCTGACGTTTTAGTTTATGAGTTGGGGTTTTCTTCCCAATACATAGATGAAGATACAGAAGAGTTAGTTATCATGGACTTCGATTTTGCTGCTGAGCTACTAGATCAACGGATAAGGGAAATAGAAGAAGAGTGTTGGGCAGATCAGCCTAGCACTCTCTACTTAACTAACGACCCTACCTTGAACAAGATAGTGAACAGGAAAAGAAAGTCTCTTGGTAAGAAACCTCTTGAATACAAAGAAAACTTTAGGGTAGAAGTAGCTAAGTCTAAGGAGTACAAAGGACAACGTAGTGGAGAGAAACCTTTCCACAGGGATAACCTAAGAGCTTACATGCTAGACAAATATGAAGTTAAGATTGCCAATGGCTTAGAAGCAGATGATTTACTCTGCATAGACGGTCACAAGAATCCAGACTTTACTATATGCACTAGAGATAAAGACCTTAGAATGGTTGAGGGTAGGCACTACGGTTGGCCTTGTGGTAAGCAACCTCAGTTTGGGCCTAAAGATGTAGATTACATTGGCGCTATTGAGTTGCATAAGAAAGACATAAAGGGTTGGGGCATAAAGTTCTTCTACTCACAGATGATTACAGGAGACAAGGTAGATAACATAGGGGGCTTACCTAGGGGTGGACCTGCCTTAGCTTACAACTTACTTGCTGACCTTGAGGACGAAGAGTCTATGGCTAAAGCTGTTACTGAAAAGTATGAAGAGAAGCTTGGTGAAGGTTGGAAAGATTACTACGAAGAGCAAGCTAAGCTGCTGTGGATGATTAAAGAAACCGATAGTAAGGGAGAACCTATAATGTGGAGTGCCTATGGGTAGGCCAGCAGGTGAAAAGACTAGATGTGGCGGTAGGTGGACTGAAGCTAGATACAGATCATTTATTGAAAATGCTTTACGATCAGCTACTAGAAAATGGGGGCCAATAGGAGATTGTGAGAAAGCAGCTAGGACTAGGCGAGGGTACTACAGGTGTGCTTGCTGTCAAAAAGAAATACCAGCCACTATTAAAGAGGGACGTAAACGAGTAAACAACAAGTTTGTAGATCATATAGAGCCAGCAGTACCCGTTACTGGTTGGACTACATGGGACGATTACATAGAGAGATTATTTTGTGAGATTGAAAACTTACAACTCCTATGTAAAGAATGTCATGACCTTAAATCAAAAGAGGAAATGGCTGAACGAGCGTATCACAGGAAAAACAAATGAATTACTTTGATGAAGTTAGTAGTAAGAAACTACAAGCGTATAACCGTCTTATGTATGTCAAGGCTTTGCAAGAAGATGCAGGTCAAGACTCTGCTACAGACTACGTAAAGAAGATAAGCCTTAAAGATCAAAAGATAATGGCTGAGCTACTGGCTGAAATACAGCAGCTTGGAGAGCCTTACTTTAAACAAGGTCTAATCAAAAGCTTCAACCCAACTGTCTCTTAGTTATTCCATGCTGACAGCAACAATTTTTGTGAGAAAATATTTTGAGGTTTTAGATGTATGACATATTAGTGATAGCAGATACACAGGTAGCTCCGGGTACTCCCGTTGAGCACCTTAAGGCACTGTCTAAATACATATGGAGGTATAAGCCTGACCACCTAGTACATATAGGCGATCATTGGGACTTTGAGAGCTTA